CCCTTATGAACCGATTCTTTGGCGATCCTATGGACGATAACGTAAACGCCGGAATCGTCCAACTCACACTCCACGTCTTGAACATGTTCGATTTCCCATGCCATTATTCATTCCCTTCGTAGGTTCGTAGTGCATCGTCAAGAACCATATCGGACGAGCATTTTTCACATACTGGTCCGCCACATTCGGCAAGGTCCAGATAGGACCATCCGATTGTCCAATCACACTCTGGACAATCCCATCGAAGTTTTGTATCAACTTCCATCATGTTCTCCCTTCTCTAGGACTATACGATGCAATCAACGCCAATGCAAATCTATTTGCCCAACTCTTTGCCTTTATGGTGCGGTCGCTTGTGTGCTTTGCGGATCGCCTCTAATGCTTCCTCATTTATCGGTCTAGTTTGCAAATATATTTCCGATATTTTTCAGTTTTTCTTTGGAATCATGTATAAATAGGTTTGGGGTATTCCCGGTTTGTAGATAGACTAGGGATAATGTACTAGTCGTATGGGATATAGGGTCTGGCTTGTTTATCCGGTTTGGGCGGAGTATACCGGGTATGACCTTTTGCTTTTGTGTCAGCGACCGGGACTCTTATTATCATCACCAGAAAATCTACAAAAATCTAGCTTCGTAGTTTAAACGCATAAGAAATTACCGTGTATCAACGCTAACCATCAAGATTTGGAGAATACTGGCATACAACGACAGTTGATGACAATATATCAGCAGTTATGCCATATCTAAAGTTACGATTTAAAATTGCCATAGAGGATATAGAAAGTCCTTGACACGGCCCCTCGGATATGGTATAATAGAGTATGAGGAATCGGAGAAGAAGTGAAAATACCGCGATCATGGATTAATCGACTGGTAGAAGTTGCCTTTGAGGACCACGTTGAAAACAGTAAAAGTGGTCTTCCTCTTATTGAAGCACGAGGACGACTTACGTCTATCGGGCGGAAATACATACGGATTCTAGCCTGGGAATGTGTTAATGATCCCGATATAGCAAATGGAACAACGAGTTTTCAGATTATAAAATCTACGATTGAGACTATAAATCTTTTAGATGTAGTAGATTGTGTACACCAGAATAATGACAAAGTATAAAATATTAAAGTTGCTTTTGATTGGTGCAATATTAACGGGAGGAACTCTCTTTATAAAAACTATATTACCCGTAGCCGATCCATATAGCAGTGTATTAATAATTCAAACGAAGTCAGGATTGCTCCGGCAAAGTCAAGGATCGTGTTTTATTGTCGCCCATCAGGATGATTATTGGTATGCAATTACGGCAAATCATGTTGTTGATAATAGTTTATTTATAGTCGATAAACTTTATGAAGCTGAAGTGGTACAAGCTAATCCCGATCAGGATTTAGTTCTTGTACGATTCAAATCTCCGAGGACTTATCGACAATTTCAATTTGCTAAGGCAAAAGTGGGTGAAACGTGTAAAACAATAGGTTGGCATCAATCCACAAGAATGATTTATCCGGGTGCTATTGTAGCAGTTGGATTCCGAAATGGCCATATAGTAGCCAATGGTGGTAACTTTCCTGGTTGTTCGGGAGGACCGCTATTGAATAGGGATAATAAAGTAATAGGTATAACGATAGCTGTTATAGGATTAAATCGTCAAATATATGATAGTACGGCTATTTATGTACCATCGAGATACATTCGTGCTTTACTTATTATGGAAGATATAAAAATAGGAGAGTAACTTATGGGATCGTATAATGTACATGGTGAATCAATAACTGATGGCGATGCGAGTGGGGGAATTGCTGTTACATTATATGATTCCGGTTCGCCGAATACAGAGCGGACGCTTTTGGCCACAGAAGTATTGCATGTTACTGATGTGCAAATTGTTAGCGAATCGGGAGGGGAAGTTTCGCTAGTTGCAGATTCAAAGGCTGCCGGGCGATATTTAGTACATGCAATTCTAGACGCTAAAGGTGGAATAATTTCTCATTTTTCATCGCCATATGTTTGTCCTCGCGGTACTGGATTAAAACTATTCGGTATCGCACAGGGTTTGGATGTATGCCTGGTTCAGGGTTTCATCCGGGAAGCATAAATTTATGGCGAAGAAGAAAAGTAAGAAAGATCAAAGATTCTCGGAATGGGCGTTATCCTTAACGTGAAAACTGATAAGAATAAGAAATAATGGCGAAGCAAAGTTTAACTCATCTTTTAGAGAAGATCGGCCAAGAGATTCACGATACGGCTTATGCCGATTTGAATGGCAATCTTCGGCCTATTACAAAGGATGAGCAACTTGCTCGTGAAATATGGAAGCGGGCATTGGGATACGAGAGAGAGGAAGTTAATACTGACGGAACAATAGTTCATCAACGATACGATCCCGATCCGAAAATGCAGCAATTTTTAATTGAGCGACGGGAAGGGAAGATCGTTGCACCCCCGGAAAAAGAAACGGCTACCCTTCTTACTAGAATTTCGGAACTTGTTAAGAATCAAATGAATACCGCCGCTGAGAAAAGTGTGGATGATTGAATTAGCATCTAAACTTGAATTATCCACTCCGTTTCCCAATATTGAATCATTGTGGATTGATCCCAAGACCGGGTTAGCGATCCCCAAATCGGTTCCGGCTAATTTACGATGGCGGATTGAATTACTAAAACGAGCAGAGAATGATCCTGGTTTTCAATCTGAACTTTATACAGCCGCCAGTCAATCACTGTTATTCTTTACGAATACCTTCGTTTGGACCTATCGACTTTTTAAAATTAACCCCGATGGAACAATTCATCAGTGTGTATCAAATGAAGCTCATGTACCCTTTGTAACATGGAAGATTCAGGATGAACATATATTGGGAATTGAAAAAGCTATTGATGAAGGTTATGATTTTCTAACTGACAAATCTCGTGATATGGGAGCAACTTGGGATCATACCGTTACAATTTATCATAAATGGTTATTTGAGCATGATCGAAGTTTTCTACTGCTCTCACGAAAAGAAGATTGTGTAGATTCAACGGGAAAGAAGGGATTGGGGAATCCTGCCGATCCTGGTACACTATTTGGCAAGATTGACTATATTTCTGCTTGGTTGCCAAAATGGATGATGCCGTTTCATACCCGGACGACTATGCATTTGGTAAATTTGAGCAATCATTCACGAATTGATGGCGAATCAGCCAATGCTACAGCGGGTAGTTCTGACCGACGTACTGCCATTTTACTCGACGAAATGGCAAAGATGGCTGAGGGTGAATCTATTAAACGATCTACCCGCGATGTAACTGCCTGCCGATTAGCAAACTCGACCCCAAACGGGGCGGGAACGGCTTTTTCAAAATGGCGATTAGACGGAAGCGTAAAGGTCTTTGTTCTTCCCTGGTGGGAACATCCCGAAAAAGGTGCGGGTCGTTATATCCAAGAGAATGAACTTACCGGGGTAAAAAAAATTCGATCTCCTTGGTACGATATTGAATCAACATTACGAACGCCAAAAGAGATGGCAATTGAAATTGATATGGACCATATTGGATCGGGTGAGACGTTCTTTGAAGCAGAAGTAATCGCAAAACATAGAAAAGCATTTGCTTCTAAATCACCTGTTTTGACCGGATATCATGTGATGTTTAAACAGAATATCCCGGTTGCAAAAATGCCGAGTATTATCCATAGAAACCAGATTGAAACTACCCAAGCACGATTCATTAAAAATGGTCCGTGGTCGTTCTTCACGCATCTAATAGATGGCAGACCGGATCAGACTCTGGATTACGTTTTTGGAATTGATATCGGTAAAGGTATGGGGGCGAGTAATTCGGTTATTTCCGTAGGATGCGTGCAATCACGAAGAAAGATTGCAGAATGGGCAAGTGCAAATTTTGCCCCACATGATTTTGCATTAATTACTGCAGCTTCGGCTATTTGGTTTGGTGGATCACAGCGGGGCCATAGACCCTTTATTATATGGGAAGCTAATGGCGATCCGGGTATTTATTTTGGTAAAATGCTTGTTCGAGAATTGAAATATCCAAATTATTATTTGGACCGCCATGCTGCTAATAAAATTGGATCAAAAAGGCCGGTACAATATGGCTGGCATAGTTCAACTGATAAGAAAGCAGAATTACTCGGTGAATATCGTCGAGCTTTGGATCATGGTTCGTTTATTAATCCATCGCAAATAGCTCTTAATGAGGCTGAAACTTATGTGTATTTTGCTGGTGGGCGGATTGGACCCGCTTTTCTTATGGAAGAAAATGCATCTGCTAGGAAAACTCACGGTGATCGGGTAATTGCTGATGCTTTATGTCATAAAGGAATGCAGGAATCCGGGGTACGTGTAAGTAACGTAATGACGGCTCCTAAAAACTCATTCGGTGGCCGATATCGGGCTTGGCAAAGGCAACAGAAAGATATTAAATGTAAACGAAAATGGGATACTAGGAGTTTCCGAGGTTAAAAATGAATCTATCCGCCAAAACTCTCCAGGCTGCGGCAAAAAATGGCTTTCGGCGATTACGTAACTTTCGGGCAGCCCGGATACTATTTATTAAAGCATACGTAGGCCAATATTATGATCAAAACCACGGTGATCTCGGAGATGAACCTCTAAATCTCGCTTTTACAGCAATCCGAGCGTTGGTTCCGAATTTGATCGCCAGGAATCCTGAAAATGTAGTTGATTCTGATTATCTGATGTATCGTCAATATGGAGAATTATTGGCTTTAGCTTTGAATCTCACATCCAAAAAGCTAAAATTGCCTATGATTTTACAACGTGGACTCGTGGATGCCATTTTTACAATGGGTATTTTTAAAGTTGGTTTAATGACCTCCAAATCATTGGCCTATTTTGGAGATGAAGGTGTTGATCCAGGTCAGTTATATGTCGATACAGTAGATTTTGACGACTTTACCTTTGATCCCGCTACTCGGCAACTGGAAAAGGCATCTTTTCTTGGTGAGAGAATACGAGTTGAACGAGATGAGATACTCGAATCTGGTTTATATGATAATTCCATAATCGAGAAACTTCCTTCTTCATTGGATATGGAATTGGGTCGCCAAGAAGGTGCACATACGTTATCGGCGAAACAATTAAATCGACATTTGGCCGATAAGTTACATGACTCTATTGATTTATTGGAATTATGGTTGCCCGGCCCCAATGTAATAGTTACTCTACCCTATCAGAGTTCTACGAATGGAAAATTTTTACGTGAGGATACATTTTATGGGCCGGAAGAAGGACCGTATAGTTTCTTGAGTTTAACACCGCCCGTTCCCGATAACCCAATACCCGTACAATTAGCTGGAATCTGGCATGATTTGCATATACTTGGTAACAGGATTGCTAAAAAGGCATTGGATCAGGCCGAAGCACAAAAAGATATTGTGGGTTATCAACGGCAATATGCGGATGATGCTCAGGAAATTGTTGATTCTAAGAATCTAGATGTAGTTGGAATGGAAAATCCCGAAGGTGCTAAAGTATTCTCTTTGGGGGGACAAAATCCGCAAAATGAACGAATGATTGGTCAAATATTACAGTGGTTTGACCAATTTAGTGGTAATACAAGTATGCTTGCTGGTACAAATGTGCAAACAAATGTGGCTACTGTGGCCAATATTATGAATCAGAATTCCGCAACGGGTATAACATATATGCGGGATCGGGTGTATCAGGTAACAGAAGAAATTGAAAGAAAACTTGCTTGGTACTTATACACTGATCCTATTATTAAATTACCTTTAATTCAACGAGAAATTACGCCTGCTGAATATGATATTACGGATGAAGAAATACGAATGATTAGTCCTGCACAAGTTCAGGAGACTCAAGTATTTTTGACTCCTGAAATGCGTCGCGGAGATTTTCTTGATTTTGCATTTAGTATTAAACAAGATTCAATGGCCCCAATTAACTGGCAGTTTCGATTGCAACAGTTAGAGACTCTGGCTATTAGAGTTATTCCGGCTGCGGCACAGGCTGCCCAAGTTTGTGCCCAAATGGGAACACCATTTAGTTTTCAACGATTTATTGTACGAGCGGCAAAAATGATGAATATTGATTGGATAGATGAAATTTTCCAAAGTCCCGAATTAATCGCCCAAATGGCAATGGTAGCACGGCAAGGTCCGCAACCTCAAAATGGAAAA